ATGACAAACGAGCAGCAAGCGTTAGCGGAAATGCCTATCTGGCTGGTGATCGCACTGGCCCTGATCGGCGGTGTATCTGGCGAAATGTGGCGCGCCGACAAGGAGGGCGCCCGTGGCTGGTCGCTGGTACGGCGCCTGGCCTTGCGATCCGGAGCGTGCATGGTCTGCGGGGTTTCAGCCTTGATGCTGTGCTACGCCGCCGGCATGTCGATCTGGACGGCGGGCGCCATTGGGTGCCTCACCGCCATGGCCGGCGCAGACGTCGCCATCGGCCTTTATGAACGCTGGGCGGCCAAGCGTATCGGGGTCAACGAGGCCCCGACGTCTCGCCCGGATCAGCAGTAACTCGCTGCAAGGACGCGACCCAATGACACTTATTGAAAAACCTTCCCAGCTTCCCGGGGCCATCGTGGAGGCGGTGAAGAGTGCTCTCCCACAGCTGCGCGTAGGCAACCACTTGGATGTTCAAGGCCCTGGCGTCTTGATCAGCCTCGAACGCAACGGCCCCGGCCTGCGTTCCCTGGCAGGGCGCAAGGCCCATGCGCTCACGGTTTTACTCAAGGTCAGCGTAACCACCGGCTCAGCCCCTTTCGACGCCTGCGACCTGGCCAGCCAACTGATGGACCTGGCCCTGGATAACCGCTGGGGCCTACCGCCAGACCAATGCGACTTGCCCACAAACATTGTTGCGGCGCCGTCGACTTCATCCAATTCAGAAACGGACTACGACACCTGGACCGTGTCCTTTACCCAAACCCTTTACCTCGGCCCGTCGCTGCTCGAAGACCCCACCGGCACACCGCTGTTTGCCCGAACCTGGGAAGTTTCGAACATCGATGATCCTGACCAATATCGCCCCCTGCAGGAGTAGTCCATGTTCGATGCATTGCTACGCATGCAGCTGGGGCCGATCGTCGAGCGTCTGGCCGAAATGGAAGCCCAGCTCGAAGACCTCTACCGTCGCGCCGAGAGCTTCTGCCGCATTGGTGTCTGCCAGGAAGTGGACGCTGCCAGCAATACCTGCAAGGTCAGCCACGGCGAGTTGCTCACCCCGGCCATTCGGTTCTTCAACCCCAGCGCGGGGGCGCAGACCGAAACCCGTATTCCGTCAGTCGGTGAACAATGCCTGTTGCTCAACTATGGCGGCGGGGAAGGGGGCGCACAGTCCGTGGCTTTGTTCGGCCTCAACAGTAGCCTTTTTCCGCCTGTCTCCAGTGTTGCTTCGCTGACACGCCGCCGCCATCAGGACGGCACTCAAAGCGATTACGACGATGCCAGCCACACCTTCAATTGGATCAACGGCCCCACCACGTTCAGCGGCTCCCGCGAACAGGTCGAGGTCAAGGTCGGTGCCGCCAGCCTGACGATGACGGCCCAGAGCATCGCCCTGCAACTCGGCGCCAGCGGTGTGTTGCTGGATGCGGCCGGCGTGCATTTGAGCGGCCCGGTGGTGGATCACCAGGGCCGCGTGATCAGCAGCGCATAAGGATTTGCCATGATCGGAATCGATAGGAACACCGGAGCAGCCGTCGATGACTGGCTGCAATTTGTGCAGCGTGCCACCCGAGCGCTGACCACCCCCGTGGGCACGCGTCAGAAGCGGCCTTTGTACGGCTCGCTCATCCCCCAACTGCTCGGCCAGAACCTGGGCGACGACTTGCTGATTCTCGCCCAGAGCCATGCCGCCCAGGCGTTCTATAACGCCCAGAACGGCATCGCCGATTTTCAACCCCAGGTCATCGTCGCCACTCGCCAGGGCGCCGGTTTGTTGCTGCGTTTTGCCGGCACCTGGAAAAACCGCCAACAGTCTTTCGAGGTCGTGACATGAGCATGCTGATCCCTGGCCAGAACCAACTGGCAGAACCGGCGATCATCGCTGTCGATGAGTTCGAACCTTTATTGGCCGAGTTCAAAGCCTTCGTCGTCGATTACGTCGCCACCCGTGCGCCGCAAAGCGCGGCCAAACTCAAGGTCAGTCTCGACAACGAAAGCGAACTGCTGACCCTGGCCCTGGAAGCGTTTTGCGTGCGCCTGCAAACCCACGAGCGCAAATACAACGCCCGCATCAAACAGATGCTGGCGTGGTGGGCCACTGGCAGCAACCTGGATGCCCGTCTGGCCGACATGGGCCTGGAGCGGCAGGTACTCGACCCCGGCGACCCGGCCGCATTCCCCCCGGTGCCGCCGATTCTTGAGAGTGACGACGACGCCCGCCTGCGGTATTACCTGGCGCCCCATGCGCCGGCAGCGGGCTCGCGCATGCAGTATCGCCGTGAAGTCTTCACCCTCGGCGAACGGCCGTCGGTCAAGGTGCAAAGCGCCACGCCGGGTTTGGTCACCGTCAGCTATACCTTCGAACCGGATGGTTACGCGGCTCAGGTCAAGGACGGCAATGGCAGGCGCACCGCCCCCGGTGAGGTGATGGTCACTGTGCTTTCACGGGAGGGCGATGGCAGCGCTTCTGCCGATTTGCTTGACGGTGTACGGCGACATTTCGCACGGCCCGATGTGCGGCCGGAGACCGATCGGGTCACCGTTCAGGGCGCGCAGATTCAACGTTACAAGATTCGCGTGGTGGCCATGATCAACGCCGGCCCCGATTCGGGATTGACCCAAGTCGCTGCGCAAAAACTGCTGCAAACCTACGCCGACTCTTGCCACCGCCTGGAGGGCCGTGTCGATCCAAGCTGGATCGACTACGCCATCCACAGCGCCGGTGCCGCCCAACTGCAGATTCTCGAACCTCTGGAACCGATCATCAGCAGCGCGTTCCAGGCCCCCTATTGCACGGGCGTCGAAGTGGAGGTGCGCACGCTATGAGTGAGCCTAAAGCGAGCCTGTTGCCTGCCAACAGCTCACCGCTGGAAAAGGCGCTGGACCTGGGCTTTGGCCAGTTGCTGGAGCGGGTGACTCCACCGTTCCCGCAATTGATGGACCCGGATCGCACACCGGCGGCGTTCCTGCCCTACCTGGCGGCAGACCGCGCGGTGAACGAATGGAGTTCCACGGCCCCCGAGATCGAGAAACGCCTGACCGTCAAACTCGCCTGGCCCACCGCTCGCCAGGCTGGCACGCGACAGGCTTTGGAAAACGCGGCCAAAGGTCTGCAACTCACCCCAGAGGTGCGTGCCTGGTACGAACAAACACCGCCTGGCGTGCCCTACAGCTTTTCCGTACGGGCCTACACCGAATTGCCCTACAGCGAAATCATCGACGCCCGACTCGACCGCCGCCTGGCTGACGCCAAGAGCGAGCGCGACATTTTGTCGATCTCCGTAGGCCTGAGTGCTTCGGGCCGTCACTCCATCGGCGCCGCCACGTTGTGCGGCGAACTGACCACGATCTACCCCAACGTGCTGGCAGGAGTCGAGGCCACGGGCCGCGCTTTTATGGCGGCCGGGCTCTACACCGTCGAAACCACCACCCTTTATCCTCAGGAGCACTAAATGGCTGACTATTACACCCTGCTCACGAATGCGGGGATCGCTTACGAAACCGCCTGCAAGGCGGCGGGCGTACCGATCAAACTGGCGCAGATCTCCGTCGGCGACGGCAACGGCGCCGTCTACAACCCGGATGCCAACGCAAAAGCGCTGAAACGCGAAGTGTGGCGCGGGCCGTTGAATGCACTGTTTCAAGACGAAAAAAACGCCAACTGGCTGATGGCCGAAGTCACCATTCCTTCGGATGTTGGTGGCTGGTATGTGCGAGAGGCCGGGCTGTGGACAGACACCGGTATTTTGTATGCCATCGTGAAATACCCGGAGTCGTACAAGCCGGTGTTGGCCACGTCGGGCTCGGGGAAAGAGTTTTACATTCGCTCGATTTTCGAAACGAGCAATGCCTCGATCGTGACGTTGTTGATCGATGACACAGTGGTGAAGGCGACTCGGGCTTGGGTGATGGATTACCTATCGGCCCAGTTGGCGAAGGGGACTTATAGCAAGGCAGAGATTGAGGCGATGATTGCCAAGGCGTCGGCATTGCCGGTGGGTTCTGTTATTGCTTTTCCCTTAAATAAGGTTCCTCCAGGCTTTTTGGAGATTGATGGCAGTATTAAAAGCTCTGCGATTTATCCCGATCTGTCTGCTTTTCTTGGTGGGGCTTTTAATAAAGGTGATGAGGGGGCTGGAAACTTTCGAATGCCCGAGTCCCGCGGTGAGTTCCTGCGGGGCTGGGATCATGGACGAGGAGTGGATACGGCTCGAGAAGTCGGTACTTGGCAAAAAGGTACGCTACAGACGTTCGATTACAGCTCTGAAAGTCCAGCTGTTTCTGGACTTTGGCACACAGGGTCAGATTCAAGCGTTTTAAACGCACATGGACTCGATGCCATCACGCAAAGTAATTACCCCGTTAGTTATGTAATTTTTTCTAGCGGCACCCAAGCTACCCAAAACCTAGGATTAGGTGGTACTCGACCACGCAACCTTGCAGTGATTTGGTGCATCAAGGCTTGGAATGCGCCCATCAATCAAGGAAATATTGATATTGCGGCACTCTCTCTGACAGTGGAAAAGCAGAAGCAAGTTGGAATTTCAGGAGCTTCTAAGGGGCTCTTTGTTTCAGCTAATGGTGTAGGCAGTCAGGTCTTCATAAAGGCTGAGCAGCTCATTGTCGGTGGGGCAAGCTCTGTCGATGCCACTGGAGCTCTGAATTTGACATTGGACCTGACCCTGAACGGACCGGGGGGCTTAGATTCTGGTGTTGTCGCCGCATCATCGTTTTATCACGTCTATGTAATTAGAGGCGGTGCAAATATTGCTTCAATTGCATCCTTAAGTTCGATCGAACCGCTGATGCCTGCCGGCTACACACATAAGGCGCGGATCAGCTGTCTGCGCACTGATGCAACGACGAAATTCCCCCTGAAATATGAACAGGAAGGCAATCGAATTTCCATGAGGTTTGCACCTGGTACAAATCTCCTTGAATACCCTCTTATGGCCTCAGGTGTTGCAGGAAATATCACAGCACCCACATGGCAAGCTGTTTCTCTGGCGAGTTTTGTTCCTCCTACCGCCTCCGCAGTCCTGATTCAACTTTCAAAACCAGACGACGCCGCTTCGGCCATGTTGGCTCCTAATCCGAATTTTGGCGGTATCAATTCCACTACGGTGGCTCCGCCCGTTGTTATCAATTGCCCGACTAACAGGTGTGATTCGAGAGTGGCACTGTTTCAAGTGGACAGTGCAAACATGAACATCTATTACGCGGCAAACGGCGCATCTCCGCGCGTTCGCCTGATGGGTTGGGAGGAAAAGCTATGAGTTTCGCAGTTCGTAACGACGGCCGAGGGTTTTGGTCGGTTAGCGGACCAGATGAAGTTGGGGCCGATCAATGGTATTCGGCGGAGCTCCCCTCTGAAACACGTCCTTCAACCGAAGAGCTGATACAGCTTGCGATTGAAAAGAAGCTCCGACTTCTTGCTAGCGCGGCACTACACGTAGCTCCTCTTCAGGATGCAATTGATACAGATCGTGCTAGCAACGATGAGGTTGCTCTTCTCGCGTTATGGAAGCGCTACCGGATCGATCTGGGGCGAATACACCAGCAAACAGGGTTCCCGATTGAGATTGAGTGGCCGTTGCCTCCTGACGAAGAACGCATGGAACCATTGACTAAGTAAACGCCTTGCACCGACGCAGCGTTTTTACCCCCAACCGCCTTGAGCGGTTTTTTTTCGCCTGGAGATCCTACTTATGTCCACCCGCCAAACCTACACCGTCCTCACCCCATTCCCCATCGGCGCCGGCCATTGGTCCACCGTCGGCCAGGAACTGGAGCTGCTGGACGTCGAAGCATCCGCCCTGCGCACCGCTGGCCGTCTGGAATTGACCAGCGTCCTCAACGCCACCCCGGCCAAAAAGGCCACCACCCAGAAGGCTGACTAATCATGGCTGAGGTTTTGAACTTCGAGCACAACGGCATCACTGTGAATGCCACCGAATCCCCCGAGGCCATGGGTGGCCTGGGCGATAACGTGATCGGCCTGGTCGGCACCGCGCCGAAGGCCCATGCGTCGATCCCGAAGAATGCGCCGTTCCGCATCAACAGCTTCACCACTCAGGCGCTGCTGGACCCGACCGGCACTGAAGCCGGCACGCTGTTCCAGGCGGTCTACCAGATCCTCAAAGTGGTCAAGGTGCCGGTCTATGTGGTGATCGTCGAAGAGGGCACGACCCCGGCTGACACGATCAACAACGTGATCGGCGGCGACGAGCCGGTCACCGGTCGCAAGCTCGGCCTGGCGGCATTGGCCAGCGTGCCGGAAGACCTGACCATCATCGGTGCCCCGGGCTTCACCGGCACCAAGGCTGTCGCCGGTGAGTTTGCCGCCTTCGGCAAACGCATCAAGGCCCGCGTGGTGCTGGACGGCAAAGACGCCAGCGTCGCCGACCAGGTGACCTACAGCGGTGAACTGGGCGGTGCCGACCTCGGTTTCGACCGTTGCCTGCTGGTGCACAACATGCCGTCGGTGTACTCCAAGGCCGCCAAGAAAAACGTGTTCCTGTCGCCGTCGTCCCTGGCCATCGCCGCACTGGCCAAGGTCAAGCAGTGGGAAAGCCCGGGCAACCAGGTGACGTTTGCCGAGGACGTTTCCCGCGTCGTCGAGTACAACATCCTCGACACCTCCACCGAAGGCGACCTGCTCAACCGCTACGGCGTGAGCTACTACGCCCGCACCATCCTCGGCGGTTTTTCACTGCTGGGTAACCGCTCCATCACCGGCAAGTTCATCAGCTACGTCGGCCTGGAAGACGCTATCAGCCGCAAGCTGGTCAAGGCCGGCCAGAAAGCCATGGCCAAGAACCTCACCAAGTCCTTCATGGACCAGGAGGTCAAACGCATCAACGACTGGCTGCAAACCCTGGTGGCGGACGAAACCATCCCGGGCGGCAGCGTGTACCTGCACCCGGAACTCAACAGTGTCGAGAAATACAAGAACGGCACTTGGTACATCGTCATCGACTACGGCCGCTACGCGCCGAACGAACACATGATTTATCAACTCAATGCCCGCGATGAAATCATCGAGCAGTTCCTGGAGGACGTTCTCTAATGTTTACCAACCGTGTAAGACAGGCCATTGCGGCCACCCTGCAAGGCCTGCCGTTGTCCGCAACGGTGGAGGAGTTCACCCCGCCGAAGATCGAGTTCGACATGGAGTCCATGTCCGGCGGGCGTTTCATCGCCGAGGAAATGGCCAAGAGCGGCAAAGTGCTGGGCGCCTCGCTGGTGCTGCAAGGCGCGGGCCCGGAAGTCATGCTGGCCCTGGGCGTGCGCCTGGGTGACGACATCCTGCTCAACGTGCGTGAAGCCGGCCAGGACCAAGACGGCAAGACGTACTTCACGTACCACACCGTCGGCGGCAAGCTCAAATCGCTCACGGAAGCCAAGTTGAAGATGGGCGAAAAGGCCCTCACTACTCTGGAGCTGTCCTGCCGCACCTACAACCGCCAGGAAAACGGTATCCCGGTGATCGACATCGACGTGCGCACCCAGAAGTTCGTGCTCAACGGCGTTGACATTCTCGGTGACGCCCGCCGCGCCGTGCTCATGCCTTAAAGACCCCGCGATCTGAGGTGGGCACGGTCAATGTGGGAGCTGGCTTGCCTGCGATACAGGCGACTCGGTTTACCCACTACACCGCGGTGATGCCTTCGCGGCAAGCCCGGCTCCCACATGGACCGCGCTCATCTTTTTATCTGCGTTTTCTTCAACAGTTGCTGACCAAGGAATTGCCCCATGGCCTGGATGCCACCGCTGCACCGCTTGCTCTCGCCGGTCACCGCCGACACCGGCGCGATGATCGAGCAGGTCCAGCTCAAACCGCTGTACTACGCCGCGCAAAAAGACGCGCTGGCCCGGGCCGGTGATGACGAGGACGACCAGTTCTTCGAACTGGCGAAACTCGCCACCGGCCTGTCGGAAAAAGAACTCGACCAGCTCAAACGCCCGGATTACGTGACCATCGCCCACTACGTACACGAGATGTCGACCCGCCCTGCGGCGTTCTTCCTCGGCGAACCGGAAGAGTCCTCCTCCCACGAACAGGTCAAGCTGCTGCTGCCCCTCGACGCAGCCGGCCGTACCCTCACCGAACTGCCTCTGGAAATGCCCGCCCTGCGTGCTACCAAGGTGATGAAAAAACTCACCACCAACAAAGAGCGCGCCGAGTTCATCACTGCTCACTGCACCGGCCTGATGATCCCCGATCTCGCCCACCTGACCGTACCCGACTGGACGCAATTGCAGGAGCGCATCGACGATTTTTTAAATCAACCGGCGGCCTTCTTTCGCAACGCGACATCGACGTAATCCTCGATGTGGTGCCGCTGGTTTACTCGGTAACCGAAGCGGAGATCCTGGAATGGGATGCCGCAAAAGCATTGCGCCGCTACGACATCGCGATGACTCGCCTTGGCGTTAAACAGGAGTAAGCGGGATGCAAGACAAGTATTCGCTCGCCTACGCCATGGCCAAGGATGGCCAGGGTGTTTATGGCGACACAAGCGGTACAAAGCGTGCCGAAATCGTCAATCCGGGAGCTTTGCTGTCTGGCAGTCTCGGGGATGCGGCACTGTTATCTTCGATGAGTCTGGGGTTGAACCAGGCGGGCTCGCAGCTCAATCAGCTTTCTGTGTCCCTGGGAGGATTGCGCAACAGTGTGGACGCACTGAAAACCGCGATCTCGCGGCTTAACGGCGTGGGCATTGACGCGGTCAAAACCCTTGAGCCAACGGAGCAGAAGAGCGCCACCGAGTTTGAGTCGAGCACGTCGCAAGGCCTGCGCCTGGCCCGTGAAGCCCTGGCCGTTCGTGACATGCAGCGCCTTGACCCGGTCGCTGCCTTTCAACAATCAAATGCCAGCCTCACGTTTGACGCGACAGCCACCTCTGAAACATCCATCACAGCGTTGCGCAAGGCATCCAGAGACAGTGAGCAACGCCTGTCCAAGACGCTCGAACCCGCGCCTTTGCTTTTGGAAGAAACGTGGCTGAAAACCAAGACCGGTGTGCAGGACACCGCCAATAGCTGGGCCGGTGATTCACCCCTGGCTGCGCAAGCGGTCAAGACAACTGAGGCGGTGATATCGCCGATGGTTTCGGGCCTTCTTTCGGGCTTGGGAGAGACGATTAAAACCCGGGTAGCCGGCAACCTTGTCGACGTGACGCTTGGCAAGCTGCCCGGAGTGGGCAAGCTGTTCAGGGACGGTGGATACACCAAAGACAAGGACAAGGACAAGGACAAAGCGTGCTGCTGTCCGGCGGCGGCTTCTGTAAGCGGTTTTGGTGTGTTTGACACGGTGACAGCACAGTTGCCGGAGAGCGTTGGAGAGACGGTTCGGGAAAGAGACAAGGCACGCACACGAGGGCAGCCGAAGAAACGGCGGCAGAAATTGCCAGAGCCCGGCCAGCCGGTTTCACGTGAATCCACGGCCAATGCCTATCGCAAGCCCGTGGAGCCCCAGACACAGCAGGCTGGCCCTCAGCTCAATATCAAGGGGCAACCGCTCGTGCCTCTGGACACTCAGCGGCTCACTCAGTCCACCCCACCACTCCCTGGTCATTCGTTTGGCTCGTATGCAGCCCCTCCAGCCGCTCGGCTTGGTGGGCGCCGCACGACCAAAGCGCTGGCGGATGGGCTGTCGGGAGCACTGGCCAAATTGGAGTCAGCAGGTGCCCGTCGTCTTGGCCCAATGAGGTATGTCGACACCGCCCTGAGTGTGGCTGACGGCGTTCGCAACGGCGATGCCAAAGCCATCGGCGCCGGCCTTAGCACCGCAGGCGGGGCCTGGGCAGGTGCCTCTGCCGGTGCTGCGCTGGGCACACTGGTTTTCCCGGGTGTCGGCACGGCTGTGGGTGGCGCCATCGGTGGTTTGCTGGGCAGCGAAGTGGGCACCTGGTTCGGTGACAAACTGTTTGGCTCCGGTGATCGCCTGCCTGCGCCCAGCGCAGTCGGCAAGGACCTCAATGCAGCCCGAACGGACAACGTCCAGGTCAGCATCGCCCCCAGTATCCAGATCACCGGGGTCAACCCTGCTGACGCCCAGCAGGTCGTCAACCAGGTCATCCAGGCCCTGCAATTCCAATGTGTGCCGATGGTCACCGACGCGTTGGGAATCCGGCGCAACACCGCGATGACTGACCCTCCAGGAGGTGATTGATGCGACAGCAAATGGTACTCGGCGACTTTATTTTTGGGTTGTCCCGCGGGTTTGCCTACAGCGGGTTGGTGCGCAACAGCGATGGCGGCTGGAGTGACCTGACGATTATCGCGAGCAAATCCCAGTCACGGCAGAACGGTCAGAAACTGGAAAAGCTCACGTTCACGGGCACGGCGATGTACGCCCTGGGGATGCAGCGTCTGGATGAATTGCGCGCGCTGCAAAACGCCCGCGCACCCTTGCCGCTGGTGGATGGTATCGGCCGAAACTGGGGCCTATGGCGTATCAATTCGGTGGTCGAAACGCAGAGCAATGTGATCGATGACGGCACCGCCTTGGTCATGAGTTGGTCCTTGGAACTGGAGGAATTCGTCAATGCGTAGAGTACGAAGTATTGCCGGTGATTCGGTCAACCTGTTGCTCTATCGCGAGCTGGGACGCTGCGATGACGTGGCCGAAGAAACCCTCTGGCGGGTCAACCCCGACCTGGCGGAATACGGCCCGGTGCTACCGGTCGGCGTTGGGGTGATCGTGCCCGAAATGGCCGCGCGGCCTGCAGCGCTGCGCCCCGTGTCGGCCTGGGATTAAGGAGGCAGCATGGCACAGGGATTCACTCCGATCGTGGAGTTTTACGGCGCCAATGCGGCGTTGCTCAATCAGCGCCTGATGCACTGGAGTCATACCGACACCACGGGCATAAAGACCGACCGCCTGGAGCTGACCCTCAATATCGAGGGGCTTGAAGGGCTGCCCAGCCTGAACGGAAAGATCGGCTTGCGTGTGGGTTATAAAGAGTCCGGCCTGGTGGAAAAGGGCCAGTTTGTGGTCACTCAGCGAACCCCGGTGCTGTTTCCCATGCGCCTGATGATCGTCGCCACGGCGGCGCCCTTCAGCGCGGCGGATACGACGGGCTACCGCCAACGCCGATCGGCCAGTTACGGGCCGACTACGCTGGGTGCGCTGTTTCGCCAACTGGTCAGTCGCCACGGTTATTCCCCGCGTGTGGCACCGACGCTGGACGGTATTGCGATTGCGCATATCGACCAGTCCAACGAAAGCGACATGGCGTTCATCACCCGTCTCGCCGAGCGCTACAGCGCAGTGACCAAACCGATCAACGAACTGTATGTGCTGGCTGAAGCCGGGCGGGTCAACTCGCTTTCGGGGCAACTGCTGCCGGACGTGACCTTGTCCGTGACCCAGGACAACCGCCCTGGTGATCAATCGTTCATCACCGCCAAATTCGACGAAAAATCCCGCGCGAAATACGAGGGTTGCCGCGTGACGTGGTGGGATGCTGCTGCGTGCAAACAGCGCGTGGTTCAGGTCGGTAACACTCCCTTCAAGACCCTGCGTCAACGCTGCCAGAACGAAGATGAAGCGCGTGCTGTGGCCGAAGGCGAGTTGCGGCGGGTAGGGCGTGAAGACTTGACGTTGCAGATTGACTGCCCCGGCAATCCGTTACTGGCTGCAGAGGGGTTGCTTCTGCTGGATGAAACCTGGCCCTCCTACATGCAAGGGCGATGGTCGATCAAACAGGTGGTTCATACCGGTGACCCGGCGACGGGGTATCGCAGCTCGATCACAGCGTGTGGGTTGTCGGAGTAGAGGTTTTCAAAGGTAGACCTATGGTGATTTCGCTTCCTCAACTGCTTCAAGTGATGCCTGGGGCCCGCCCGCGAGCGGGCATTTTTTTAACGGCTTTAAATGACGCTATGAATCGGTATGACATCAACCGCGCAAAACGCATCGCCGCTTTTCTCGCCCAAATCGGCTACGAATCCGGCGAGTTGCGCTATGTGCGCGAGCTGGGCAGTGATCAATACCTGAGCAAGTACGACACCGGCACCTTGGCCATACGCCTGGGCAATACCCCGCAAGCGGATGGCGATGGCCAGAAGTACCGGGGCAGGGGGCTGATACAGATTACCGGCCGTCGTAACTACCTGGCGTGCAGCCAGGCTCTGTTCGGTGATGATCGCCTGCTGCTTCAGCCCGAGCTGCTGGAGCAACCGCAATGGGCTGCTGAGTCTGCGGCCTGGTTCTGGCAAAGCAATGGCCTGAATGAACTGGCCGACAAGGACCAGTTCACCACGATCACGCGGCGGATCAATGGCGGGCTCAATGGCTTGGAGGATCGCCTGCAACGGTGGACGCGGGCGAAGGCGGTGCTATGCGTTTCCTAGTCGGTTGTCGCGTGGTCGGCGTTTGCCTGCTAATGGCCGTTGTGTGGCAAGTGCAGGCCTGGCGTTATGGCTTGCAGCTTGAACAGCAAGCGGCTGAGCAAGTGCAGGCGCTTAGTCAGCAATCTGCGTCTGCCCTGCACCAGCAACAGGTACAGCAGGAACAACGGTTGGCGCTGGAGCAACAGCTCAGTGCCAGCGACCAACAACATGCCCAGGAATTGAACGATGCCCAACGTCATCAGGCGGCTCTGCGTGACCGCCTGGCCACTGCTGATGTGCGGTTGTCAGTCCTTCTCGACACCGCCGACACCTCCCGTGGTTGCGCAGTGCCAGCCGCCACCCCCACCGGCGGCGTGGTTCATGCAGCCGCGCGAGCCCAACTTGACCCGGCGCATGCTCAACGAATTATCGCCATCACCGACGACGGCGACAGTGCGCTGATCGCCCTGCGTGCGTGCCAGGCGTATGTGCAGGCCGTCGCGCATTAGCGTCTTGATGCACTCTGTAACTTGCATGGCCAATGGGCTCCTGTAGGGTAGTCGAACCCCCGCCCATTCCTGGAGACGACC